AGTCAAAGCCCAGCCTTTTCTTTCTGCAGACCAGTGGTCTGGGCCAAGATCTGAAACCCTTGCCGTGATGTCAATAGCTAAGCTTTTAAATCCTGCAGTAAGAGTTCTCTTGACAGTTCGTGTTTCGCCAAGATCAAAATCATTTGCATGGCCAAAAACTTCGTAGTAATAACCCTGAGTCCGACCTTGGAAACCTTCAAACCTCTGCACCTCTGTAATGCGAAACTTGAAGCCTGAGAAGGTCATGACGCCGGATCCGCTTCGAGTAAACGGGTTGCTTGATGGATAGCTGTTTGTGTCGCCACCTTCTACGTTCGTTCCACCCAAGCCTCTTTTAACTACGACAACTTCATTCACAGAAAAATTGCCTGAGCTTTTTGCAATACTGTGTTCCCTGATTGACCAAACCTTTGTAGTTGCATTTTGCGATGCTGTTCTTGCGTGATGGTTTGCCGGCAACTCTGTTTTTTCAAATCTGTACCGAAACTGAATCCATCGATCTAATCCAAAATACTCTTTAAATAAAATAGTTATCTCGTTTTGCCCGAAGTTTTCTGGCTTGCCTGCGTCTCCATAAATATCAGTCATGATGTCGTAAGAAAACGCACCATCCTTGCCGCCTGTGGCAAACTCTCCGCCTGAGTTGACTACACGAAAGTTGTCTCCATTTGTTCTCTCAAGCCTGCCATTAATTGCATGATTTTCAGCGGGCAATGCATCTTCAGGCAGCGCAATTAGCTGAATTGCTAAGTTGGGTTTTGTGCCAGCAGTTACTCCACCACCAGTAATCTTTCCTCCTGTCAAAAACTCCTTGTTCTTTTTAAGGATGGAAAGTTTAATGTTATGGTTTATAGTGTCTTTGCCCGCAGTCGTGATAACAAAACGTCCATAATTGGCTGTGTTAACTTGGCGAGTAACGGTCGATTCTTGCGCTGTAGCGGCTGCCGTTAACTGAATAATATAAGTTGAATCAGGTAGTTCTCGAAGCTCCGCCCCTGGAACTGGAGCAAATTTAAATTCATATTCGCTTGGATCTCGCTCAACAGGATGCTGGAATCGAATGAAACTATACTGATCAACGGGTTTTGAGCCTGTCACTGCAAACAAAGGCTCTAAGCGCTCATACTCAAACTTTTTTCCACTAGCGTCAACGCCTGCACGTCGTACAGACACAGAAAAACAAGAGGTTCTTGTAATCGTTGAGTTAATTACACCACCACTAAGCTGAACCCTTTCTCCGTCCAGCTCTCGCAACGTCTGCGGATCAGGAAAAACCATAAGATTAGACAGGCCATTCAATGTTTGAAAGACTCGGCTTTTTATTCCAATTTCAGTTACGTCCGTAGGGCGGTTATTACGCACCACTGCTTTTGCATATTTTGTCAGCGGAAAAAACCCAGCGCCAATTGCGCCACTATCAGCTACATATCCATCAACAGGTTCAATAACATTAGTGCGATGCACTAGGCCAATTTTTGGCTCGCGCAAAAACGACTCGCTAGTATCAATGCACTTAAGAGTAATTGTTTGGCTTTCAGTGCCGTCATCGCTGATGTCAAACTTTGCTCTACTACGAGCGGTAACCTGCCACACCGTTCCAGCGATACTAAACAGCTCACCAAGCTGCATTTCGTCATCTGCCGCACGCTGTAGCGCCTTGATTTGATTATTAATGTCGTCAACATCTATACCTTTTTGGTCCTTCCGACGGTAAAGTTCTTTTGGAATTTCAGAGTCAGAAATTAAAAATTTAATTTCGTCTCCAACGGAAACTTTTACTTCTTTGCCGTAAACATCTTCTGCAATTGGATTGCCGTTGTGCTCCACAATTCCCATGCGTGGACTATAGTTTCGTCCGTTTAACTCTTGATGAAGAGTGCCGGCGTCTCGACGCGCATTTTCAAGGTCTTGGTTATCGTCTTCAAAATAAGTTCCTTGGCGCAAATCACGCACTTTGCGAATATATTTACCAGAATCGTTGTCACTGTCTATGTTGCCACCCAAAAGACGTTTGCGATCACCATCCCCTGCAATCTTAAGTCGCTGAATTGTTGGGTTAATTTGTGATGAGTTTTTCCCTCCTTTTGGGATTGAGATGGGCGTAAAATTTAGCCTGTAATTTGTGCCATTAGCAATTGCTGCATACGCTCCAAACTCAACGTTGTTTGCGGGGCTGTACGCATGGCAAAAACCTTCGTCTTTATCTTTTAAAGCAGTTGGGCACAAAAATATATCAGTATCAGTCGTAGGGTCTCCCGCTCCAGGCGTGGCACTTGTCCCATAAGCAAGATTGGAATGACGTATCCTTGAAATACCTGAAACCGTTGTATTGCGTTTCCAGTAAAAAGCAAAAGTGTCTTCAAAAATTGCGTCTAGAGCGTTGTTGCCTAGAAAAATGCCTGTTAAATCGGGCACCTCAATGCCGTCAAATGGTTGGCCATCGGTGCGACCTTGCTCGCCCACAACAAACATAAGCTTGGCTGCTTGTTGCGTTCCAAGGCTAAACATGCGTGACCACACCAGCTTTGGAGTAACAAGCATTCCTCCTACGTTTTGGTCGTACAAGCCAAAAATGATGGGAATTGGTGCGTTGTAATTAGCCAGCTCAGCAAGGGTATCGAAACCGCTTGAAGCGACAAAACGCCTGGTTTCATTGATGCTTTCAAGGTCAAGACGCTGCTGTGCTTGCGGCTTCTTAGGCTTCGGCATTAGCAACATGCTGACACCTGTCAGAACCAAGCTAATTGCAAGGTTAATAAGAATAAGCGTTGCCGTTTCACCTGCCTGTATGTCAGGAATCAGCTCATACCCTGCAGGTCTAGTCTTGCCCTTGCGAATAGCTTCTGAAACAAAATATCGATACTCTTCCTCAGTGATGTTT